AAGCCAGTCCTCTAAGTTCTTCAGCAATAGACTTAATAACCGTATATGAATTGACATTGCTGCCTCCGCGATACCTAGAGGAAGCACATATATTAAGGTAATCAATGAAAATAATATCAGGTCGAAATGATTTCTTAAGAGCAAGCTCATTGAGAAGGGCGGAAAAATGTCCACTGTGTGCAGATGCTGTAGGATACTCTTTGATAATCAGGTTTCCCTGAGTTTTCTTAGTAATATTATTTACCTTAGTTTCAAACACCTGCATGGGTAGTTCGGAGATGTCTTGGATATTTACATTGAGAAGATTAGCGTCAATACGTTCTGCGATCTTTTCCTCTGCCATCTCCATGGTGATGTAGAGAACATTCTTACCTTGCATCAATACTGATGCCGCAACATGACACATGAACAGAGACTTACCAACACCAGTACCAGCCAGTGCAATATTCAAAGTCTTGTTCGGTAAACCACCCTTGGTAATCTTATTGAAGTATTCAAGATCAAACTCAATCTTCTCTTCTTTGGTAGTGTAAACCCTATATCTTTCCTCATAGTCTTGTAGGTAGTCATGGCCTACATGGTTATCAAAACCAACCGCAAGAGCGTCAGAGAGGATGGAAGGAATGGCATCAGGAGCTTTCTCCTTTACATTACCATCAGCAATAGAGATAGACTCTAGAAGGGCAATATAGATAGCTCTTTCTCTACACCACTTCTCAGTGGTATCCACTAACCACTCCAATTCTGTTGGTTGAGGATCAAGATTATTGATGAGTTGACAGAGTTCTTTGAACACTGACTCATTGACATCCTTCCTTTTCTCTATCTCAATAGATAAGATTTCCTTTGTTGGAACTTCATTATACTGAGATACGAAATCAGAGATCTCTTCATATACAATCTTCTGGTTATAGTCCTGAAAGTATTCACTTTTTAGGAAAGGAATAACCTTACGAAGGTATTCTTCATTGTGTAAAAGGTTCTTAAGAACAAGAAACTCGATTTTATCCATAGTGAATATAGGTGCTCATAATGTACTTGGTTTTATCTTTTGGTGGTAGTCCAGAATGTGGATACTCCCATGTAGGTGGGAACACAACAACTCTACCTTCCTTAGGGATCACCTCAACCCTATCAGTGAATGTTGTTGATCCGTCATTGTCGTTAAGATAGAAGAGGAAGGCAACAACTCTTCTAGCTGATGCGTGGTCCATAACATCAACGTGTTCATCAAACCTCTCATCTCCACCAGTATTATACCTCTTGATACGAAATTCTTCCAAACACTTTAGGGTTGGAAGATATTTACTTTTGGTATCATCAACATACTTCTGATACACATTTCTGACATAAGGTATCAGTGGTCTCACTATTTCTGGATGGTGATGATTTATATTGAGTTGTGTAAAACAAGGTTTATGATCTTGATTCACAAACTCATGTCCTTCACTCTCATCAAATAGATTGATTAGGTAATGACAAACTTCTTTGGGAAGTAAGTTGTCATACACCTGAACCATAACTAAACTCATCCTTTGCAATTTGATCCAGTTTCTCCATCACCTCTGGAGTGAAGTATGTCTCAGGGTCCTTGAGAATTGCCTTGGCATATACTTTCTTACCATCAATCTCATAACGGCCGGCAACATTCTTCCACAGTCCACCAAGCTCACCTAACTCAAGTAAACCGTAATACCGATCAAGACCACGATGATCGTAAAATAAACGAACATTGACATCTTTATTCTCCTTACTTAAACGCGACTTAGCAGTCTTTGCTTTGATAATGTTTCCAACGATTTCTGTTCCATCTTTCTCTTTCTTCTTCGAGAGATATATGATGGAAGAGGCAGCATACTTAAGACCACTACCACCACCCATCTCTTTAGTAGGAACGTAAGAACCGATGACATCGTAGGTGTGATTAGTAACAATCATTGGGACATTTGCTTGACCAAGTTTCAAAGTCAACATTCTAAAAGCACCTTTGACTAATTGAGATTTAGTCATATCACGAACTTGCTTATCATTAAGAGCGTCGGTGATTTCTTTTTCTGTAGACAACATCCCCAAAGAGTCTAACACAAACATACAAGGTTTGCGTTCATCCTCTGGAGTTTTTAAGTATATATCTACAGCTTTTAATGCTTTCTGTCGAAACTCTTCAATGGTTACGACATTTACAACTACTAATCTATCTAGGTCTATTCCACGACTTGAAAGTAGAGATTTATTAACAGCGGCTTCAGTGTCAAAATATAAACAATACCCATCAGGATTAGAATCCAGGAAGTTCTTGACAACGGCGAGACTGAAAAAAGTTTTTCCAGTGCTAGACTCGCCAGCAATGGCAGTAATCTTATTCCCAGATACGCCACCAAATATAGACCCTGAAACAAGTCCGTTAAGAATGTACGAACCTGTGTCCACATATGTTTCAGTTTCATCAATGTTTGAGGCGAGTTTTGTGTATTCATCTCCGATTTCTTTTACAATATCTTTAAGGAAATCCATTATGCAAAAAATAATTCTAGGTTTACAGTTTTTTCAACGTTCCATCCAATAGCATCAAGAATAGTCTTGACTGGTTCTAGAAATGCCTTCTCAAATTGTAGGTCATAATCTATGTATTTGTCAAGACCAGTTTCTACAGGAAAGTCGGATATGAAAGAGATTACATTCTCTCTAATTGGATTTGCTTTCTTCAAATAAACAAACTTGATTTTCTCACCATTGTTGATAAGTGAATATTTATTTTGAAGATTCTTCTCTTTGATATAGAAGTTAAAAAGTAAAGCACCTCTAGCATGAATAGGAGTACCCTTTGCGTAGATTGTAGATGAAGCTTTGTACTTATTCACATCCGACACCATCCTAGGGAAGGCAATTTCTTCTGGTGGTAATGATTTGAATTTAGATCTACACATCTCAATGTAATCAATTACTTCATCTTCAGTTCCACTCATCATCAATTTGAGAGCGTCTTTAATCATACTTCTACAGGGAGCTGGTGTAGATGATTTTACAGCCTCAATACCCATAATCTTCAATTTAGGGTCTTCATATCTAACTCCCTCACTATCCCACACATTGAGAATGTATCTCTTCTTGGCAGTCCAGATACCACGATCAGCGATGTTCTCTCGCTTCATTTGCATCTTCTGGTCATATGCATTAACATACGACGCAAGTTTTTGATAGGAGGAGTCGATGAACGGTTCCAATTTATCCTGACAGATCTTATCAATGATTGTAACAATCTTATTCTTATCGTCAGACTTACTACTAAAAAATTTATCAACAAGAGGTCCAAAATTAAGATAGATTGAGTCAGTGTCGGATGCGATGACATAATCTACTTTGTCTGTTGAAAGTAGATTATTTAGGTATCCGTTCATACGGTTTTCAATCCAACGAATTGATACCTGACCAGACAAAGTGATAGCCTCTGCGTTTGCAAGTTTATAATATCTGAAATATTGATTACCAACCGCACCATAAGCAGAGTTCAGTGTAATCTTTCTAACCATTTGGAAGTTATTGAACTTTGCAATATCCTTTACAGTTTGGTCTCTCAGTTTTAACAATTGAGCATCAGACATTGAGGAATAATCCTTATCAGATACTACTAATTCTTCCTGAGCTCCTTCACCCGCACCACCGATCAAATAACCCATTACTTAAGACCTCTTCTCTTCATCTCTGATTCAATATCAACAAGTTTTTGTTTACTCTTCAACATCTCTTTCTTGAATGCCTTTCTCTCAGCATACATCTTTTCCATCAACTTAGGAAGAAATCCTCTTTCATCCTTACGATACATCGCACCATTAGCACATACCGCATAGTCCTTATACATTTCAAAAGTAACGTCTTCATTAAGGAGTTTATCTACACTCACACTTGGATGTTTCTCATCCAATAATGTTTCTGGTGAAATGTTATACTGCATGATTAAGTGTGGATATAGTGAATTCAAGTCAAAAGAAACCACATAATCATAAAGACCAGGTTTAGGTTCTTTCACATAAGCTCCAGCAAACTTAGAATCCTTTTCACTCCTATCTTTTGGAGGAACTACAATCTTTCTCTTCTTTAGATAGTTGTAGATGATAGTATCCCACAATCTAACCTGGAACATCACATCTGTATAATTGACTTTACCATCATATGCCATTGTGATAGCGAGTTCAATTAACCTCAACTTGTCTTCCAAACGGTCCACAAGTTCTACGTCAATGATGTTGTAGTCTACAAACTTCTTCCAGTTTCCATTATAGAAGTCCTTGAAGGTGTCAAACTCTGAGTGGTCAAGTTTTTTCTGACCCAGTTCAATATTAGCAATATAATCCAATCGATATGATTCTTGATTAGTATAAGTGAACTTCTTATACAGTTCCAGATAATCTAGAGTGGTTATACCAGCAACATCATAAACATTGAATTTTCTACCAGAAATATAAACCTCCTCATGACTAACAATACCCCATGGAGAAAAGAGTTTTAGTTTCTTTGTTCCCATAATCCTATCAATACGACCACAAAGATATGGGATATCATACAGTCGAACGTTCCAACCAGTCACAACTTCTGGTGGATTCCTATTCCAATAACTAAGAAAGGAGTTGAGCATATCAACTTCATTCTCAAAGTGATAATAGGTTACATTTTCTTGAGTAGGGGTGTAAGGTTTTCTCCCCCAGGTTTTAATATCTTTGGTGGCATAATCTTGCATTGAGATAGTAAGCATCTCCTCTGAACAAGAGTCTGGGTCTGGGAATCCCTGTTCAGACTTGACTTCGATGTCAATCGTTACAAGATTAATTTTTTTGATATCGAACTTAATTTCATCCTCAGAATATTTTTCAGAAATATACTGGTAGATATACCTTTCATTGCCGTAGATTTTAAATCCATCTACATCTTCATACTTTCGATAAAACTCTCTACAATCCCTTACTGTCCCTGGTTGAATAGGTTCTACATTCTCACCGTCAAGGGTCTTCCATTCAGACTCCTTATTTGACTTTACATACAGTGTAGGTTGAAACTCTTCTTTGAAGATAATACTTTTCCCATCTTCATATCCTCGAACAAGAAAGTTGTTTCCAACCATCTGAACATTTGTATAGAACCTCATTCCTGCACCAAAGAATCATACTTGGCCTTCAGTTTACTATTAGGATCCGCAATCGTCAAGATCTTATCCGAGTGAATCATATAGGTATTCTGTGTTGAAAAATCAATCAACCAAGGAGAAAGAGAAAAATCAGATTGATTTAGGATGAAGGGTTCAACCAATTTACAATCAGGTTCTCCAAGTTCTGTCGACACTTCCTCAATCTGTGTCAGTAGAATCTGGTTGTTCGTCAGCACTAATAGTTTTAGATTTTTCATATTTTTCAAATCCTTTTAAATAAGTTTCTTTTAATTTTTGAATTGGTTCAACAATACCAATTACCCAGTCAGCTACGACAGGAATATATTCATCTTCTGAAAGAGGATTCCAGGGGATTAATTGCAATTTAAGTGCATTATTACCTGATGACTCTGAGACATCACCAAAAAGTTTTACTCTACAGGGAAATCTAAAAAAATATCCAACTAATTTATCCTCTCCATCAGAATCCGGAACAGTCATTTCTTGAATGTCTGCGATAACATCTTCACCGGATTTCAACATCGCAAGTTTAATTGTCATTGATCTAATTTCTCCTGATTTTCTCTCACAAGTTTTCTATATTCTTCAAGGGCTTTCATAGTTTCGGGAGACTCATTCCACTCCCACTCCTCAGACCTACCCTTTTTACCAGTCTTTTCATACTTTCTTTGTTTCATAACATTACAAAACTCTTATACATTATACCACAAACAACCCACGATTTCCAAGAAATTGCAAAGTTTCCTTCAAACTACCAATGTGTTGATATCCAATTGATACTTGAGGATACTCAGCTTCTTCTCCAAACTCAGATTCAAATGCTCTTTGGCTGAAGTGGTTGTTGAGCCTATATTCTAAAATCTCAGCATTCAAAGATTCTAAAAGAGTTCTGGCTCTCTCAGATTCCTGATTACCATTTGAATAGAGTACTGCTTGCATTAGTTCTTTTCCTTTTGATCGTATACGATTACAATTTTCTTGTGTTCTGTTTTCAAATCAGAACACATGTAGTGTGTTGCCTTTCCATCTAGAAGTTTCTCAATATCTGAGACTAAGTTATTTACAATAACCTTGTTAGTCTCTTTTTTCGATTGTTCAGTCACGTTGTCTCCAGTCATCGGGTTTGTCTCTTTGGAACCATTCTAACACATCTTCGGCCCCATCGAACCCCATTCTATGATTGGATGGATCGGGGTCCCCTAGTCCCATCCTATTCATAAAATCATCGATAGAACCTTCTTTAATTCCATTTGATTGTCGTCGGGCCTTCTTCAACATCTCATTAGCTGTTGTATTTGCCTTAGCAAGTTTCTGTGCCCAAACCATATCATCTAGTTTTACTTCCTCACCATTTGCAATACACTTACAAATAAATTCAAGCCGTAGTCTGTACTGAGTTGACAGCATAAAGAAATATTTCCCCATTGAAAATATTTATTACAAAAAAAGAGGGGTCTTAACTGGATTTTGCCAGTTACCCCTCTACGGCGACGATATTTACAAGGTAGCCATTTTTATTTATTATTCGTCAGATCCCCCAAGATAGTATCGTTTCTGGTGGTGTTCGGGAACAATTTTGGTTAAGGTGACTGACAGAAGTCCGTCTTCAAATACGACGTTGGTGACCTCAGTGTCTTCAGATAAGGTCCAGGATCGCTCAAAGTTTCGCTGAGCCAGTCCCTGGTGGACAAACGTCCCGACCTGATCTTTAACTTCCCTTTCCCCTTGGATAAAAAGTTTTCCATGTTCGGTGAAAGCACTAATCTCCTCCTTTCTGAATCCAGCTAAAGCAATCTCTAACCTTGTTTCATGACTATTTATCTGGATAACATTATATGGAGGGTAATTGTTTGCAGAACAATTAAATACTCTCTCAAAGTATTCATCCATTCCGATTGAATTTTTTGCAATTCGGTCCATCAACTGATCCAAATTAGCAGCGTTGTATTTTGATAGTGTCATTTGACTTCTCCTTAATAAGCGAGAGTGTGTTGTGTGGTCCCCGAAGGCGACCTGGCGTAAAAGGGGAACCCATGGGTTCCTTCCTCTTACATACTAATTATACAACATATACAAAAAAACGGGGTGTGGAACCCCGTAATTTTTTGTTCGGTTATCAAGCAAGAAACTTACGATAAATTCCCTGCTTTTCCATCTGCTCATGCTCCAGAGACTGTGAGGTAACATCAAGAGCAATCATACCGTCATCACGCATAATGATGCGATCAGTTGCTACACAGAACAATGAATAAAGAACATCCATTCTTTTCTCATTACTTAGATCAACCGCAGCAGTATTCCAAAACTTAAGGAATTGATCTGTAAGAGTAGATACTGGATTGTCAGCATCTTCCTCAAGTTCGCTGTCAAGAAGTTCAAGAAAGATCTTACATTCATCAAGATACCCATAACGCTCACATAAGGCAATATACGCACGGAGTGTTTTACGTTGAAGGGAAAACTTATCAATTACATTTTCATAATCACCACTAATTTTCAGT